CTTTCACTATGTTTAGATAAACCAAATGTACCTATGTTTTTTTTCCATTTAGGTCCGTTCTTTAATTTGTCTTTAAGAAGTTTTTCTGCTTTTTTAATATATTTATCTGTTACTTTAATTGTGTTTTTCAAAAACATAGGTGCTTCTGCTATCCACACTGGTGTTTGAAAATAAAATGAAGATTTAAAATCTACATGTCCTTCTGGTTTATTACTTCCGCCTTGTATCATATTATTTAAAAGGATAGCCAAGATTCCATATTACTAGGCTATGCCTTACTCCTTTCGTTACTGGTTTGACTCTATGCCATACAAAAGATGGAAACACAACCAAAGAGCCTTTTGGTAATATTTGATCACATGTATGAATATTTGGTTTTTTATCAGGATCTAAATTTCTTAGATCAAACTCTAACTCTCCACCTTTATACTCTTTTGGATCTGTTAAAGAAACTGTTACTGATAATTTTCTAATTTTTCCTTTTGTAGGTCCTTCTACCGCATAAGGTTTATCCCAACTATCGGCATGCCAATCATAATATTGGCCTTTTTTATATATTGTAAACTGACAAGATTCAGAATAATCCCATTCAAAATTCCAACCTGCATTTTTATTTGCCATATGAACATAAGGTTGAATTTCATTGTATATCCATCTATCGTTCATCCAAACAATATTTGAATCTCTTTTCTTTTGTAAATCTTTTATTTCATCTTTATTTAAAGGATTTTTACTTAAATCTCTATCTCTGCCATAACCACCTGTAATAGCCATAATCTCTCTGTTTTTTTCTGATTTACCATATTGCACAATCATATCGCAAATTCTTGGAGGTATAACAGATTGAAAGTACCAGTAGTAATTAGATATATTCATAATTGATTGTTAAAGTTACATTTAATTTATTAGAAGTATTAGGTGAAAAACAATATTTGTTAGTAGCTGGAAACATTATAAAATGATTATTTTTCATGGGTATATGCCAAGTTCTATTTTTTCTTCTGTTATCATCATATTCGATAATGCATTCTGAAGAACCTTTTTCAATATCAACACCATAAATAAATGTATAATCCGGTGAGTTATGTAAATTAATGGGATCAACTTGATTTCTTGTCCAAGATTTTTCTTTAGGATGCATAACATTACCGTGTATATTTTTAGTCACTAAAGTATAACCATATTCAGCTTTCCAATGATCTCTAATATAGTCTTGCAACCATTGTAAAGGTTGACAAAAATCTACCTCATAATCATCAAAAGAATATGCTTTAGGATTTTCGTTAATTCGTTTTTTATTTATGTAAGATTTTATAATTTGGTTTTTTATTGCATCGCGATCAATATCAAAACCTTCGGGCATCGCGACTTCGCCAGTATACAAATCAATTTCAGACAGCACCACCTTCTGCATAAATTATTTCTCTACTTTATTCCAACTCCCGTTTGCTTCGTCCCACTCATATCTGTGAGTGAGTTCTTCATTTTCTGCTAATGTAGGTGCATCACCTACTGGTGACTCCCATTTAGCCTCTGTTGTATTAAGAATCCAACTAGCATAAGGTTTTTTTGAAATGAAGATATCGTTATCTTCGTCATAAACCATACCTATGCCTGCGTAATTACCTCTAAATGCTTTAGAGTCATCACCTGATTTATGTTTATTGCCATAAGTATTATAAGATGTTTTTTTCCAAAGAGGCCAGCTATGGATATTTTCCAAAAACTGTCTACCTACCTCTTCATCTTCAATACCATCCGCATTTTTACAATCTTTATCAGCTACAACATGAACTGCTATAACTCTATTGTTTGCTCCTAGTTTTGCGTAATGTGCCATAATGTTCTCCTTATATATTAATTATTAATTTATTTCAACTACTGAAATTTATACCTCAAAATTACTATACCTGAACCACCTGTTCCACCTTGAGCTCCTGGTGATCCACCGCCACCACCGCCACCGCCAGTGTTAGCTGTTCCGTTGGCTCCTACTGGTGATGCACCTGCGCCACCCCCGCTTGAGGCTGTTCCACCGCAACCACCACCACATCCTCCTCCACCACCACCGGCTCTTGCCACTGGTGATCCTGTGATGTGTGATGTTACTCCAGATCCGCCTGCTGCTCCAGAAGGTGCTGTAGGTCCTGGACTTTTGTTAGCACCAGCACCACCTGCTCCGCCACCACCACCGCCAGATAAGGCTGTTGAATCTCCTCCATCATTTCCTTGAGGTGGACTTGTGCCAGGAACATTACCAGGACTACCACATCTTTGTTCTCCGCCACCACCACCTGATCCACCTGTTCTTGAATAACCAAAAGGTTCTGGGCCACCACCTTCTCCTCCTACACCCCCACCTGCTGATACGATAACTGAAAAACTTGAATTTGAGCCATTACCACCATAATTATTAGGAGCTCCTAGTCCACCTACTCCTCCTGCTCCAACAATTACTGGATAAGATGTTGCCTCTACTTGAATTGATTGTGCAACAGCTAATGGACTTGAAGTCCAACATCCCGAAACACTATTGCATTTTGATTCTCTATAACCTCCTGCACCACCACCTCCAGCTTGATATTTACCTCCACCACCGCCACCTGCAATAATAAGAAAATCTACTTTTGAGTTAGCATTTGGAGTTGCTGCACCTGTGACATTAAAAGTTCCGTCTGAAGTAAATGAGTGTATTTTATAATCACCACTAGTTGTTTCTGTTCCACCTGTAGCGGTTATGAAAGTTGTTGGAATATTTACACCTGACTCTTGTTTTTGTATTGATTTCCAACCTTTTGTAGCGTCAACATAAATTAAGGCTTGAGCTACAGAAGATTGACTTATTACTGCGTTAGCACATTGACCATCAATTTTACTAGAATTTCTACAAATGGTAACTGCATTATTTCCAAAAGTGTTAGCGTAATCAGCTATAGCAACTACATCTCCAGCGCTTGGTGAAGATGGTAAAGTAACAGTCACTGCTGATCCAGTTGTATTAACAAAAAATCCTTTGCCTGCTGTTGCAGTAAAAGGTGAAGTTTTTGCAGTAGTGCAATATTCAACTGAAGAACTAGCTTGACCAAAACCTGTTTGCGTAGCACCGCAAGCTAAAGTAATTGTATCTCCCGAAGCGCCTAAAGTAATTGTAGTTCCTGACTGACTGATAATATTTCCAGCGTCAGATGCTTTATATGCATTTGATCTGACATCATTGCCATCTACTTTTACTGCCGTACAAGCCTCACCAACTGTAAGTGTACTCCCTGTTCTTTTTGTTATTTTATTTACTTTTATTTCACTCATAATTTATTTAATTTTGAAACTTATATCTTATAACTACAACACCTGAACCTCCAGCTCCACCATCGGCTCCATTAGCTGCTCCTGAACCACCACCGCCACCTCTGTTAGTAGTTCCATCTCCACCATCACCACCTGGATGAGATCCACCAGTACCACCTGTTCCACATGGACTTCCTGGTCCACCAGGAACTCCAGCAGTAGGATAACCACCACCTCCACCACCACCTGAGTAAGATAAGGAAGATCCTGTTATACTTGTTGATACGCCTACACCACCAGCACCTCCTTTTGAATCAGGAGATGTTCCTTGTATTGGTCCACCTGGTCCTCCAGCTCCACCGCCTCCTGCGGCAGATCCTGCGTTAGGGCCACCTCTACAACCATTACCACCAGGATTTCCTTGTGTTGGTGATACGGGTGGTTGATTACCATTACTTCCAGGATTAGGTTGATTTTCTCCTGCACCACCACCTGATCCTCCTGGACCACCACCTGGATATGGACCACCTGGTTGTGCTGTACCACTTCCACCACTTCCGCCACCTGTAGATGTTATTGTACTAAATATTGAATTAGATCCATTTGTGTTTGCATCTGGAGAAGACGAAGTTCCTTTTGCTCCACCAGCACCCACTGAAATTGGAAAAGTTGCTGATGTGATATTAATAGTTCCAGCACCGTCTTTTGGTGATGCTGAATAAGAATCATTACTTGCTCTATCTTCTCTAAAGCCACCACCTCCGCCTCCACCTCTTTGTTGTGCTCCTGATCCTCCACCTCCAGCAACTACCATATAAGAAACTTCGTTATTAGGCGCTGATGTTCCGGCAGTAGCAACAAAATTTCCATCTGATGTAAATGTGTGAATTTTAAAATTACCAGAGGTAGTTATCGAACCACCACTAGCTGATATAAAAGCTGGTGCTTCAACGGTTGTATCTGTGTTAACGTTCAACCACCCTCTTGTGGAATCTGTAAAAACTAATGTAACTGATTGACCTTCTGTTGAAAGAAGTCCATTTGCACAACCCCCTGATATTTTTGATCCATTTCTATTAACCGTTACTGGATTACAATCAAAAGTGTTCGCATAATCTTTTATTGCAACGATATCTCCAAAACTAGGGGATGAAGGTAAAGTAATCGTTATTGATCCTGAAGTTGTGTTTAAAAAAAATCCTTTACCACTTGCAGCGGTAACGGTGCCTGGACTATTTGTATAAATAGTTGAACACCAATTTACAGAACCTGCTCTACCAAAACCTGATTGTGAAGCACCGCAAGCTAAAGTAATAGTGTCTCCACTTGCCCCTAAAGTTATTGTTGTGCCAGATTGACTAATAATATTTCCAGCATCAGATGCCTGTAATGCATTAGATTTAACTACATTTCCGCTTACAGTGACTGCACCTGTTCCAGCAACGGTTGTTGCATCACTGCCAGCTCCAACTGTAATAGTGCTTCCACATTTTTTAATGATGTTTGAGTCATCAGAAACTTTATTAATATTGTCTACTTTAATTTTACTAGTCATGATTAATTTTGAAATTTATATCTTATAATTACTACTCCTGATCCTCCAGTTCCACCGACATTGTAAGGTGAGTTAGCGCCTCCAGATCCACCTCCACCACCGCCTGTGTTAGCAGTCCCTGCAGCACCATTAGACTCAGGCGGACCACCTGCGCTAGTACCTGGATTAAATGTTCCTGAAGCACCACCGCCTCCTGTCCCACCAGTTTGTGAATCTCCTGCATCACCACCTGATCCACCACCAGCTCTTGCTGTTGGTGTTCCGTTAATTGATGAAGTTGCTCCTGCTCCTCCAACACCTCCGGCATTTCCTGCTCCATTACCACCTACGGCAGTTGCTCCACCTCCGCCTCCTGCGGCTTGTTGCGGTGAACCACTTCTTGTTCCACCATTGTTTCCTTGTGATGGAGTTGTTGGTGGCGTATTTCCTGCGGCAGCACTTAAACCACAACCTACACCTCCAACACCTCCGCCTGAACCTCCAGCGAGACCTGTAGTTGCTTCAGCTGGACCTTGTGGAGTTCTTGCTCCCGCACCGCCACCACCTGCCGATGTAATTGTACTAAAAGTAGAGGGTGAACCGCTTACACCTCTTGAAGTAGCTGCTGTAAAAGGTGCTGACCAAGTTGCTCCTCCAGCTCCAATTGTTACTGGAAAAGTAGCTGCTGTTATTGTTAAACCTGCATTACATCCTGAAGTGCAAGCTGTGGGAGAGGCTGAGTAAGGGTCGTTAGATACTTTACCTTCTCTATAACCACCAGCTCCTCCACCGCCACCACCAGCAGATGATTGATTTTGTTGTCCTGCACCACCACCTCCACCTGCTACGACCATGTAAGAAACTTTATTTGTTCCGCCAGCATCATTACCAACTGATGAAACAACAAAGTTTGCATCTGAATTAAATGTGTGAATTTTAAAATTTCCAGAGGTAGTTATTGAACCACCTGTAGCTGACGTATAAGATGCTCCTGTCACATTAGCTGTTGAGTCGTGTATGTCTTGCCAGCCTTTAGTGTTATCCACATAAATTAAAGTTACTGATTGAGATTGTGTGTTTAAAACTGCATTATTACATTGACCATTAATTTTTGATCCGTTTCTACAAACTGTAACTTGTTTACACGCATCGTCCCAAGTATTATTATAATCTTTAAAAGCAACAATATCTCCTTGAGAGGGAGAGCTTGGAAGAGTTACAGTTATTGCACCACCATTTGTGTTAACAAAAAAACCATCTCCACTAACGGCAGTAAAAGGACTTGTTTTTGCCGTTGTACACCAATCTACGGTTCCAGTACGACCGAAACCTGTTTGTGATGCACCAGGTGCTAATGATACAGTTTTACCAGATGATCCAACTGTAAGGGTTGAACCACATTGTACATCAATTTGATTTACTTCTATTTTACTCATTATACTACCACTAAAGTTCCTGTTACTGTTACTGTTTTTGTAAACGTTACGGGTCCAGCCAGCACAGCATTTTCAATTACCATAGCTCTATCAAAAGTTGCTGCATGGTGATGAATGTTATTCTCTGCTGCTCTATCACCTATATAAACTTGTTCATTTATTTCAGCCATTTATTCTCCTTATGTACTAATTGAATCTACACGGCTTAACCAAACATCTACACTTGACGCA